ATCTGCCAGCAATAGAACTGATTAGACGGTATGATACGCCGGATGTATTTATGTATGTCGACCCTCCTTACTTACATGGGACACGGAAAAATTATCTTTACCGGTATGAAATGGAAGACAATGAACATATTGAACTGTTGGAACTGCTTGTGGAGCATCCGGGAAAGGTACTGCTATCTGGCTATGACAATGACCTGTATAACCAGATGCTTATAGGATGGAGGAAGGTTAGCAAGAAGACACAGGCAGAGGCTGGGATACCCAGGGTTGAAACTTTGTGGATGAATTATGAGATAGGTCAGGTAGAGTTACCTTTGGGCCTATAAATTATGGTTTGGAGGTGATTTGTATGGCATGTAAGCGTTATGTTGGGGTAGCTTGTGTTAATGGTACATGTCCTCTTTCTGATGCGGATGATGAGCGCGTTCCAAACATTAAGGATTGTGATGATTGTTGGTATAACGATGGCTGTGACGATTGTGCTTTATATGGTACTCCGTATTGCATAGAGCATGCAAAGTTAAGGTTTTAAGGAGAAAGGAATGGCAAAGTGCAGTAAACAAACAGAGGATATGTGTCTATGTAGAGATTGTGCAGTTATAAACTGCGAACGGTATAACTGCCGTGAGTGCGAGACGATCACGCACGAAAGAATCCATGAAGTATTTTTCTGCAACAGTTTCCGCGAGCAGGATAGTAGCAGATAAAATTAACATTTTGACGGAGATGAAAAATGAGAAAAGTAAAATATAAAGCTAATTATGGATACGCTGGTACTGATGTAGAGGATGAGCTGGAATATCCGGACGGGGCGACAGACGAAGAAATAGAAGAGGATATTAAAGAAATTGTCATGCAACGGGTTGACTGGTATTGGGAACCAGTAAATTAGCATTTAGAGATGAAAGGAGATTGTAATAAAAAAGAAGATTGCATTAGCAATCTCCTTCTTTAGCCGCTTCATTAATTTGGGTTACTCACTCTCCTTGGCTTAGTGTTAGTATAGGCCACGAAAAGAAAAAAGTAAAGTAGAAATTGAAAGGAGGCGGAAGTATGGCACGACCGAAGAAAGAAACCGATAAAAAGTATATCCGGCAGAATATAAGCATGGACCCGGAGCAACTGAAACGGGTAACCGCCTTCTGCCAGAAGGAGGACAGGGCCATAAGCTGGGTAATCCGGCAGGCCCTGGACAAGTATCTTAATGATAATGTTGCGTAACGATAAGTATTATTACACAACAAAACTGATATTTGTGGTAGTTGTGAGAGAATAAATAGAACATAGAAAGGAGCGTGTACATATGAAGGTCGGAGAGTATTTAAAAGAGCAGCGTGAACAGCAGGGCCTATCCCATGCAAAGCTGGCGAAGGCCGCCGGAGTGTCTAAGCGCTCCCTTATCTATTGGGAGCAGGGTAGGGATATGAGTGTGGAGGTGGCCGATAAGGTGCTCAAAGCTCTGGGAGCAACCTATAAAATAGGTGCATGATTGTGCACCAAAACTGAAATTTGTGATACGAAGGGAGTGATACGTATGTCGGCCAAAGCGGAGGCATTGTATGACCTGTATGACTGCGGGAGACTGGATGGCCGATACAGCACATCAGAATTAATGGTGATGTTAGGCATCCGGCATCGTACCATGATTCCGCACTATAGTGTTACAGGCGTGCTATACCGTAAACGTTATCTTTTTGAGCGAGTAGATGATGAGCCAATCAGTAAAACGTTGGCAGCGGAGTGGGACAAGACCAGGAAACAGATTTTGAAACAATTTACATAAGACAAGCCGGGGGAGACCCCGGCAAATAAAAACGAAAGCTGAGAACATATGTACGAAACAATGAAACAGCGGTGGACACCCGCCAAGATGACTCCACCGCTCCCATAGTAACTACCTGAGTATATTATACCCTACTCAGGTGGATAAATCAATCAATATGAGGAGGATATGATATGAGTACACAGGCAGTTAAAGCGGAAATTATAAACAATGTCATGGTAGCAATGTCGTATTACATCCAGCAACAGACCATCCTGTCAATGTTGGAACAGGTGATGCAGCAGGAACTGGTCCGGGTAAACATGGAGGAGATTACCACACTCCCAGCAGAGCGGCAGGATAGCATTGCGGAGCGGAATAAATACCTCATTCAGCTTTTTATGATTAAAAAGCGGAACCTAAAACGTGGGACACTTGAGGGATACCTGGGAGCCATTAAGCGGCTCATTATAGTCATAAACAATAAGTCTCTGGACCAGGTGGACGAGACAGACATAGAGTGGTATCTGGCCCAGTATGAGCGGCGTGAGGGGCTGCATGGTAAGCTGGAGACCACTACATACAATAATGAGCGCCGGTTTCTGTCAGCCTTCTATACCTGGATGCGGAAGTCAAAGTTTATTGCTGATAACCCAGTAGAATCCACGGAGCCCAAGAAGGTAATCTTAAAACCCATTGATTATTATTCCCCGGAGGAAATCATACGAATCAGAGATGCTTGTCAGAATGAGCGTGAAAGGGCCATCATTGAGGTATTCCGCAGTACCGGCGCCCGGGTGGGAGAGATTGCAGAGATTACCATGGAGCAGGTCAACCTGGAAACGGGAGATATCTGGATTCAGGGCGAGAAGGGCGGGAAATATCGGACTCTGTATTTGGATGACGATGCCAAGCACTACTATAAGCTCTATTTGGAGACGAGGACAGACAGCTCTCCATACATGTTTCCCGGTTCAAGGCGTCCATATGGGAAGATGTGTACCTGTAGCTTCCGTAATATCATGAAAACCATAGGAAGGAGGGCCGGACTCACCTGCAGGGTATACCCGCACAAGATGAGAAAGACCCTGGGAATGAATCTTAAAAACAAAGGGGTGGATATTGGGACCATACAGGAGGTCCTGGGACATGCCAGCCCGGCAGTCACATCACAGTATTATGCACAGTCTACACCACATACCCTGCGGAGCGTAAGGGAGCGTGTGTCTGTATAGGAGGATAGTAAATTGAAAATAACAAGGGATATGCTTAACAACTATAGACGCTTAAAACGGGAGATACCGATACTTGAGGCAGAGCTTGTGGAAATGAAAAAGGGGGATAACGGATTTAATAATAGCACGATTTTTGATTATAGGGATGGATACCCACGGCCTCAGAGTGTGGTAGGATTTGACTGGCCGCTTTATGAGCACAGAAAGAAAGTGCTTAATAGCAAAAAGGAACGGGTAAAAGCTGTGGAGAGGTGGATTAATTCCATAGAGGACGGGCAGACCAGATGTGTATTTCGGATGTTTTACATGGATGGTATGAGTTGGTTAAAAATAGCTGAGAAACTCAAGTGTGCAGGTGACCATATGGAGGACTACCCCAGAATATGTATAAGGGATTGTTACCTTAAAAAAATGAATATTGCATAACATTTTTCGTTCATTTCGGCCATTTCGGAATATAATATAATTAGGCCAAAGGGCAAGCGCCTGCGGCCTTCCCCCCTGCTTAAAAAAAGCGGCGTACCTACTGCGATAAATAGGACCAATGCCGGGAAACCGGCACTGATGCGAGGTGGAGCAGTCTGGCAGCTCAATGGCCTCATAAGCCATAGGTCGGCGGTTCAAATCCGTCCCTCGCCATTATTAAAGGTACCTGTCAAATGATGGGTACTTTTTATTTACCAAATTCCCGGCGCCTGAAATTTAGGGCGTCCGGGGCCTCCTTGATGGAATATATTACCAGATGCACAGCCATGAGGATGTCATATAATTATGACTAAGATAGGGGGACATCCATATGAAGATGACAGAACGTGAGACACAAATATACCAGTACATTGTTGACTACATGCAGGAATATATGTATGCACCGACCATACGGGAGATATGCAAAGCGGTTGGACTGAGCTCCACTGCATCCGTTGCATTTTACTTGGAACACCTGGCTGGTAAAGGGCTGATAGAAATAGGTCCAGATTCGCCCAGGAAAATACGACTGGTCGGGTATAGCATCGTTCCGAATAGTATGATAGAGGAACTAAACAGGTTAAGAGCGGAAAAAGAGGTATCTGAGTAATCAGGTGCCTTTTTATATATCATGAAGGAGGACAAGAACATGGGAGAGAAATGGGAGAAGCCACTATTAGGAGTCAAACCGGCGCGGCTTGTTATTGCTGGCAGGAACCTTGACCTTACTAAGGCAATACACGAACGTGCTATGCAGGAGAAGATAACTGCTGCGGATTACCGGTTAATGGCCTTATGGGCATCGGAAATAGCACTGAACTGCAACATGATGCTGGCATTGGATAAAACAGTGAAGATGATGGGCGAGTAGCGTAGTATAAAGCGAGTAAAGGAGGTGGGCCTAATGGCGAAAGGGAAATTTGAATACTGGTTAACACCGGAAGGCTTGCTGAAATTAGAAGCTTGGGCGCGAGACGGGTTAATAGATGAGCAGATAGCAGAGAATGCCGGAATTACCCCATCAACGTTATATGAGTGGAAAAAGAAGTATCCGGATATATCGGAGGCCCTAAAAAAGGGAAAAGAGGTTGTTGACATCCAGGTTGAGAATGCACTGCTTAAGAGAGCACTTGGATATTCATACAAGGAAACCAAGACAGAGGAAACGGCCGATGGAGATAAGGTCACAGTCACAGTCAAGGAGGTTGTACCAGATACCACTGCACAGATATTCTGGCTTAAGAACCGGAGGCCAGATAAGTGGAGGGATAAGCAGGACATTGAGCACAGTGGACAGATAGGAGGGGTGATGATAATTGACGACATCCCAAAGCCAGACACAAGTTAGACTATCTGACCTAATTGCACCTTCCTTCTATGACCTCCATCGGGATATTGCAGCGCATCGGCATACGCATTATAAACTTGCTGGTGGTCGTGGCTCCACAAAATCATCGTTCATCAGCCTGGAAATCCCTTTGGGGATGATGCAGGACCCGCAGGCCAATGCCATTGCAATGCGTAAGGTAGGGCGGTTCCTGGAAG